TTAAAATAGACAAAAGATGTGTAGGTATTGCAGAAGATTTCGAGGGATATAGATTTCCAGAAGCAGTAGAAGGGAAAGCTATCTCTAACAATCCAATCAAAGATGGATTCTATGAACACGGTTGCGATGCCTTCCGATATTTTATATTGAATAGATTTCCAATTAGAAGTAACTTCATTGGAAGAATATCACGATAAAAAGGAATACTTTGATGGTTTTAACAGCACGAGAAATTATACAAGACTCATTAACTAACTTTAAAGAAGAACAAGCGAAAGCTCGTAGAGAAGAAGTAAGAAAGTTTTTAGACTATTATTCAGGTTCTTTAACCGAACAATACATCGAAGGATATTTTAAATCTGACGCATTCCAAGAGATTCCTCATTACAATACCAACATCGTGAAAAAATTCGTCAATCGTATGTCTAAGATTTATACTATCGGTGCTAAAAGAAATGTAAGCGATAGATATTTAGATTTAACCTCTGTAAAAAATGCTCGTATGAAACAAATGGAACGAATGACTCGTTTGCTTGGTTCTACTGCAACTTATGTAATGTATGATGAGTTAGAAGAACGCTTTGAATATCGTCCTATTTATTATTTTGAACCATACTTTGGTGACAATCCATACAGACCTGAAGCTATTGTATATCCAATGATGCACGGACACGCAGACCTATCTGACACAGATGAGCTAATGTATGCGTATTGGGATAGCGAATTACATTTAAAGTTCAATGAGAATGGTGATATTCTTGAAGAGGTACAGCACAACTTAGGTATATTACCTTTTGTATTTACACATAGAGAAGAGCAATTAGACTCTTTCTTTGTAGAAGGTGCATCAGACTTAGTATCTGCTAATGAGCATATCAATATTACAATGACTGAAATGCAATTAGGGTTACGATTCCAAATGTTTGGACAACCAGTAGTAACTGGACTTATTTCTGATAATAGCAATGTAAGAGCAGGATCAGATGAAATTTTAACTTTACCTGAAGGAAGCACATACGACATAGTTGCACCAGAAGGAAATGTAGAAGCTGTTATTGAAAACATCAAATGGCAAATAGAATTAGTAGCGTTAAACAATCATTTATTCGTTACCTTTGCACAATCAGGTGGGGAAGTGCCAAGTGGTATATCACTAATGATTAAAGACTTAGAACGCCACGAAGATTTTATCGATGATAAAGAATTATATCGTCAATACGAAAAAGACTTTTATAGAGTAGAATATGCTCTATCCCAAATCAATAATCTTGGACTACCTGAAGTATCACAATTTAAAGTTGATTTCTCTGAAGTTGAATATCCTATGACTCCTCAAGATAAGATTATGTTGAATGAATACAAGCTGAAACATAACTTAACTACTCAGGCACAGTTATTAGCAGAAGAAAACAAAGATTTAAGCGTCGAAGATGCAAGACAAATCATAGAAGCTAATAAATTAGTAAACGAAGTAGAGGTGGTAGAAGATGATAGTCAAGATTCAGACGAAAGTTAATTTTAATTTTAATAAAGTTCAAAAAAGGGTAGTTACTCAATTAATATCCTCACGACTAAACAAGATAGCTAATTTTGCATTGTCAAAAGTCCGTAAAACATTTGCAACCGAAAAAGATATAACTGGAAAACCTTTTGCCAAACTCACGGAAAAATACAAAGAAGGATTTAAAAAGAATAAAAACAAACGCATTATGGACGATTCTGGTGCATTGAAAAGCAGTTTCAAAAAAACTCCAGTATCAGAAGAATTGTCTATCTCTATAGGAAGTCCACTTGGTGATTACTCTAATCATTTAAAAGATACGCACTCTGGTATTAAAAGAGCTAATGGTATGTACAAAGGATTTAAAGGAAAGTATGGCTTAGTACCTCAACGAAAGTTCTTTTATTCCACAGAAGAAGAAGCATATGAAATACTTGGTGACAAGATAGAAAAAGAAATAGATTCGTTTTTGGACGATTTTTTGAAGAATCTTTCAACAAGTATGCGTAAACTTAATTGATGGACGACTTAATCAAAGAACTGTATAAAATGGTAGTGGAACTACGAAAAATATCTGAAGCCAATAACGACTTACTTGGTTTTATCTGTACTAAAGTTGCACCTAACAAAAAAATCTATCAGGAAGATATTACCGTTGATGATATGATTTCTATTTCTATGGAAATGTCAGAAATGTTTGAAAAATATGATGTTATGCCTGACGAGTATGGTCTTGCTTAGCTTCTAACTCTGCTAACTTCTCTAACCACTTACGCCTTTCACTATTTGTCGGACGCCTTGATGGCAATGGATCTAACCCTACTTTCTTAGCTCTCTGCAATAAAGCATATCGTGATGCTCTATCTTCTCGGCGTTTCTGTCTATAAGGTTTCTTGCCTTTCTTGATTTGCTCTACTGCTTTCTTTTCTTTTATATCTCGCTTCTTCGGTTTGTCGTTTATGGGATTTCTTTCTGGAAGCGTATCCAGTATTTCGGTAACCTCTTCACTTTCGGCGTCTATAATCTCATCAGCGTCTATTTGTTCAGCTTTTAAGAACTTTTCAAATGGACTATCTACGGTTACATTAATATTTCTAACAAGTTTCCCTGAATGTTCTAATACCAGACGCCCTGCCTGGACATTCCCTTCAACAGCTTCACGAATCATACTATTTAATACCATCGGTAGCTTGGCATTGAAAGACACCATATACTTCTTATAATACATTTCAACAAAACGATCATCAGCAAACCAGGACTGAATAGTGCGTGGACTTACTTTTAATTGCTCGGCTATTTGTTTTTTGTTTAGCTCTGGATTATGAATCAATAAATCAATAGCAGCCATTTGATTGGCTTTCTTTAGTTCGATATTGCTCACTTGCCTTGTCCTCTGTATTTCTTTTTATAATACTTCTTAGAACCTTTTGTCCCGTATTTCGTATTCGTGCTTTTACCTTGTCGAGTTTTTTTAGCACCATTTGACTTTACAGTGCGATCGTTGAATAATGACTTTCTCATTTCTTGTAGACTTTTTCTGCTCCTGCGATACCAAATGAACCGAGTGTAACCCAGACGAACGAGTTGTAGATGTAGTCGTTGACCATTAGCTCTATTCCAATAATACCCATTGCTAAATCCACGATGCCGAATACGCACATCAACGCAAAAGACAAGAAGCCAATAATATTCTTTTCGTTGTATTCGTTTTTATCTTTAAATAAATCCCACATTATTTCTTGTCCTTTTTCTTTTTACCAAAAATCTTTTCCCAACGCTTTTCGTATTCTTTTTTAGATATACTCATAGGTCGTGGCACATCGCCTTTCCCTGCTCCGTTGGCTTTGCTATATATACTTTTGTCACTCATTAGCTATGTTTTTTTACTACTGGTACACTCATCGTTAATGAAGAACCTTTATGTTTTTTATATCCACCTTTTGGATTCTTCATCAATTTAAACTTCCCCTTCTTTTTCATAAAGTGATACCCTCTTGGTGCTTTCACTTTCATTTTTTCTTCCCTTTTTTCTTCTTCTTCTTTTTCTTTTTTGTTCCATAATGATAGGGCATAACTATCTCCTCTTTTTCAATTTTTCTTTTGGACATACTTTTATATAATCTACTCTATTTTGCTCTTTGTTTCCTGTGTGTAACCCACAATAGGTGATGTCTTTTACCTTACTGGCGTAAGAACATTTCTTCTGTACTAATGAGCAATAATCAAACATTAATCTATATCCAATTCTTTGTATAATTTACGATCAGGCATTGAACCTGCACCATTTATGACCAATAATGGCTTAGAAGGTATCCTTTTGACTAAGAATTTCTCTTTACAACAAGTACATCTCTCGAGGGGATCATCTGTCATTTTCTGCTCCACCTCAAACACATTACCTGTTTCTAAGCATTGATAATCATATCTTGGCATACACACAATTTAACCAATAATATCTGTGAAATACCAACAAAAAACCCTAAAAAGTTTGGATTGCAAATCTAATAGAAACACGACAAAAAACTGAACCTCTCAAATTCCTGTAAGTTCAGTAATATCGTCGTTTACAGACATTTTTTATTTCATTGATTCTTACATAAACTGTATTAAATTGATACTATTTATAGTTAGTCATTAACTGATATTTCGTAGGGATTACTA